CAATGAATTACGGTACCAGCTTGAATGTGCTGATCTCATCAGGATAAGCTACGTTCACGCCGTATTTAAAGCGCGTCTTGAACCGCAGATAATCCTTGAACTGGTCGGGCATGATGGAGAAATTTTCCCATTCGCCTTCCAGATCGGTGCCGGCATACATATTGGACATGCGCAATGCATAAACGCGATTCGTGCCATCCAGGCCATGAACAGCGGTAAGCGTATAGATCGTGCCCGGGATCTTGACCTCGCCGTTCTCTGCTTTTATCTCCGTTCCGGTCGGTGCGAAGTTGAAAAGGTTTTTCTCCGTGTAAGAGTCGATGAAAAGATTGAAGAAATCCCAGCCGCAGAAGATGCGGATATCCGCCTTGCCCGTTACCCTGGCTGGAAGACTCTTCCACATGGCGCTGACGATCGCCCGAATGTTCGTGCTGGTAATACCGCCGCCACTGACCGTTACCTGACCGCCGGTCACGAAAGCCGCCGTATTGGCTAATACGGCCGTTCCGGCTGCATCGATCAGCTTAACAAAACCGTCAAAGCGTTTGAGGTTGGCGTTGCCGCTGGTCGTATCGCCCTGCCAGATAGCAGTCTCTAATTCCTCGGCAATGATACCCACCTTCAGGTCGGTATATTCCTTCTCGAAAGGAATCTGTTGTAAGCCGCTGCCCTTGGCCAGTTTCTTACTCAGGTACTTCTTTTCCAGGTCGTCGACGCAAACATCTTCCACAACCGCAATCTTACCCACGGTAACGGTGCGTTGTGTAAGAGAGGTCGTGCCGCTGGAAACGCGCGTACAACCGCTGCCATCCTGGAAGATGGCATCTGTTGCGAGTTCATTGATCGTCTCCGCGTTTTTTACGCCGGTCATGACGTTGCCCTGACTGCGGATCAAATCAGAGGTTTTGGCGGTAAAGAGCGAACGGGTAATAAGGTCTTCCTCGTTCTGCTCGACATAATCTGCTAAGGCGCTGACATCAAAGGCCATCGTATAAAATTTAATGTGGTTTCAGAAGTGGTTTATACTAAGCGGGTTGCCCTGCTGTTTTTATTTTGTTGATTGCATCTGCGAATCTGTCCAGGCGATCTTCGACCTTTCCTTTTTTCTCGAACTTCTCTTTACGAATGCCGGTAAGCGTTATCGGATCCGTCGTCGGCATGCCAGCTATTTCTTCGACCAACTCGAACATAGCCGTCATCTTTTCATCCTGTTTTTTGATGTACGCCTCCTGTTTAGCCAGGGCCGCTTGTGCCGCGGTGAGATCGCGTTTGTATACTTCAATGGCCTGATCAGTAATGGCCTTGCGCTGCACTTCCTGTATCTGCCATCCGAAGTTGTATTCCATAAGAGCTTTACAGACAACTTCCAGATTCGCAATGCGGTCCTGATCGCTTCCTGTAGCAAATGCATCGAACATAGCAGCCATTGCTTCCGGTGTCATCTTTTCAATGGCTGTTTTGATATTCTCCGGTGTAGCGGAAAATTTGGGCGTCACAGGAGCGGGAGGAGGAATCGGAGCGGGCTGAGGCGGGGTATGCACGGGAGGTACGGGTGGTTTAGCCATCGCATCTTCCAGGGGGATGCCGGGTCCAGCATTGTCTGCATCCTGCACGGCGGTCACAATACCGCCAGCCACGGTGAAGCCGAAATCGGTCCCTGTCACCTTATATGTGCCATCGGGATAAGGAATGGTCGCCGCCGCATCAGAATATACCTTATCGTTGGTGTCGATATCGGCTATACCGTCATCGGAACAGTCGACGTAGACAGTACCGCCGCCATCGACTGGGTAACTGAATATTTTAGGAGTGCCGGGCGCAGGAGGCGCCGGAACGGGAGGCGTCTGATCATCAAACTTTGAATTGACCAGCGCTTTCAATTTGTCCAAAAGCTCTTTTGCTTTACTCATACCCGTAGATATTAGTCTTCGATTTCTGTTTCATTTATCAATTGCTCGATCTTTCTAAGCAGTTGTTCGGTGCTCATTTTGACCTTGCTTTTTGGCAGGTAGGCAAACAATCCTTCCACGCTGAACCCTTTGACCAGACCGGATTTAACCTTTTCCCAGACGGCATCATTATTGACTTTCGCGGAAATAAACCAGGAGCCCTCCGCGGTATCTTCAAACCCGGTAGGCGCAGCGATACCCATGGTGGCATCGGTGATGAAAGAATTAAAAATGGTGACATCGCTTACCTGCTGCTGAGCATCATGGAAGAGGTTGAACTTTTGCATGAACCCCTTGGCGGCGAATTTTTCTACAATGGATTGAATAGAAGGCTTGTCGAATACGACATAGTACTCACCGAGCTGATCATCTTTGCGATAGATGGGCATGTCGGCGATCATAGCAGGACCGGAGATGATCCGCTTTTCTTCGTTGATCGCAAATTTCGCCTTGTGTTCCTTGAAAGTCTGGAAGTTCTTTTCGATAGCCGGTCGATCCACGAGCCCTATGAAGTTCACCTCTAAC